CGCTGAAAGAAGTCAATCCGGCAGGAACCGCCTGCCTTTATGACTGCAATTTGAGGGCGTAGGGATGGGGTTTTCCGACGACATTAAGAAATTCGTAGAGAAGGCGAAAGGCAATGGAGATCAGGTTGTCAGAAAGACCGTCTTGGACATCGGCACCCGGCTTGTAGAGCGGACTCCTGTTGGCGACGCTGAATATTGGGCTCACCCAGCACCCCCCGGCTACACGGGCGGCCACGCACGCGCGAACTGGTCTCACTCTATCGGCAGCCAGAACATTCAAGAGTTTGAAGGAGAGGACGCCACCGGGAACACATCGAACAGCCGGATCATGTCCAGCGTCCCAGCGCAAGCCGCCGGGAAGGTCCATTTTGTCCAAAACTCCGTGCCGTATATCATTCCCCTTGAAGAGGGGCATTCTCGGCAAGCTCCTAATGGGATGGTGGCGCTGACACAGGTTGAGTTCCAAGATCACATTACAAACGCACTGGCGGCATTAAAATGAGTATTGGATCAGTAAGGGCAGCATTGGAAGCAAAATTAAACGGCATAACACCCGCATTGGCCACAGCCTGGCAGAATGCACCTTATACACCTGTAGCCGGGACAGCTTATCAACAAGTATTTCTTTTGCCGGCTACGCCCAGCAATCCGACTTTAGGGGACGGCTTTTACAGAGAGCAAGGCATTTTCCAGATTACTTTGATGTATCCCATTCAGGCGGGGTCATCGGCGGCGGAAACGAGGGCGGAATTAATCAGAACGGCATTTAAGCGCGGAACGTCCATGACCAGCGGTGGCGTGACTGTGAAAGTTGAGGCAACCCCGGAAATATCGCAGGGGCGTGTAGATGGTGACAGGTGGGCAGTGCCCGTGAAGGTGCGCTGGTTTTCAGATAAAATAACTTAAAAAGGAGAAATATTATGGCGACAGCGAGCGGCATCGAAAAAAAAGTAATCTTGGCCCCCCAGGCGGCAAAGGGTACGGTGGCGGTTGCGGACCTTGCAACCGCGCAGTATTTGCGGCGGGTGACATCGAGTTTGAATGTCACGAAAGAAACTTATCAGTCCAATGAAATCAGGGCGGACAGGCAGGTCGGGGACTTCCGGCACGGCGTTCAGTCCGTCGAGGGCAGCATTTCCGGAGAACTGTCACCGGGCACCTACCAGCGGCTTATGGCGGCGATTCTCCGCAAGGCATGGGCGACCGGCGTGTCAATGAATGCTGGCGAGGCGAATAACTGCGCGGCGGCCAACACAGCGACGGCCACGGGAACATTCACCCGCGATGACGTTGATGGTTCATGGCTGGTGGACGGCTTCAAGGTCGGGGACGTTGTGCGGTTCACCGGATGGGACTCCCCGGCGACGGCCAACAACGCCCACAACTTCCTGATTACCGCAGTGACCGCAACCGTTATGACCGTGACCGGTCTTGACGGCGTCGGGCCTGTGACAAGAGCCAAAGGCGACAACGTGACCTGTGCCGTTCAGGGCAAGAAGGTGTGGACGCCCACGACCGGCCATACAGAAGACTGGTTCACCGTCGAACATAATTACAGTGACGTTGACCTGTCCGAACTGTATTGGGACCTGAAAGTCAATTCAATGGCCGTCAAACTCCCGGCAACCGGACTGGCTACCGTGGATTTCGGATTCATGGGGCTGAATTACACCAACAAGGCGTCGGGAGATGCTCCTTATTTCTCGGCGGTTCTTGCGGCGGCAACAGGCGGCGTTCTGGCAGCAGTCAACGGTGCGCTCTATGTCCAGGGAACGAAGATCGCTCTTCTGACCGGTCTTGACTTTGATGTAGCCGGGAACCTGTCCAGCGAAGCGGTTGTCGGGTCCAACGTCAAACCGGACATTTTTGACGGGCGAGTTGTCGTCAAGGGCAACATGACCGTCTTCTTTGAGGACGCGACATTCCGGGACTACTTTCTGAACGAAACCGAGGTGCGGATCAGCGCGGCGTTTACCGACTCCAACGATGCGGATGCGGAATTTATAGCTTTCACGATGGGGCGAGTCAAGGTCGGCGGCGCGTCAAAGGATGACGGCGAAAAGGGTATCGTGCAGACGCTTCCCTTCACCGCCCTATTCGACACTGGCGAGGTGGCGGACACCGGCGCAACGGCGAATGACAGACTGGCGACCACCCTGAGCATTCAGGATTCGCTGGCGACGATTTAACAACCACATCATAGGAGGCAAGGCAGAATGAAAAAGGGAATTGATTTAGCGACATTGGACACTGTGAAGGGTGCAAATGAAGGCTTTGACGTGCAGATCTACAACCCGGCGACGAACGAAGACCTGGACATCGTTATTCATGTCCTAGGGAAGGATTCTGACGAATTCCAGAGGATAAGCCGGGCGCAGGGAAGGAAGCGCATGGCGAAGATGGCAAAGGGCGGTTTCAGGTCAGTATCTGCCACGTCGGCAGAAGAGATCGAACAGGATGCCATTGCTTTGCTTGCGGCCTGCACCACGGGATGGTCTGGCGTTGTTATCGGGGGGAAGGCGATAGACTACAACCAGGACAATGCCGTCATGCTCTATACCCGTTTCCCCTGGATCAGGGAACAGGTAGACGCGGCGATCGGTGACCGCGCAAATTTTATCAAGGCCTGATCGAGGCCCTGATTGAGTATGCCGGGCATGAGTTTGAGCTCAATGCCCGGCAGAAAGACGGCTCGACGTTAAGGGAGAACTTAGAAAGTGTTTACAGGCAAACAGGAAACATGCCGAAGCAACTTGAACCCGTCGAAATGCCGGACTGCCTGCACTATCTTTGGGGCTGGTTCTGCGAGCTTTCCGGCGGGCGCGGGTACGCGGAGTTCGGGGCTTTACCTCTGACATTTTCAGAAATCAGGGCTTGGGCGGAATTGACACAGACGGAACCGACGGCGTGGGAGGTGGACGTGATAAAAATCCTGGACCGCGTATATCTGAATGAGGCCATGAAGAAATGAGCACGGATCTGGCAAGCCTTTATATCAAGATCGATTCCTCGGGCGTCGTCACGGCCTCGAAGGACCTGGAAAACCTGACCGGAAAGGCCGCGGCAACCGAACAGGCCACCAGAAAGGTTGAAACGGCTACACAGTCGGCAGCCGCCGGGTTTGAGAAACTGCGTGGCGTTGTCGCGGCTGTAGCTGCCAGTTATGCCGCCCTCAAGTTGTCTCAGTATGTCCAGGAAGCCACCCTTGCCGCCGCCCGATATGAAACCCTTGGCGTGGTAATGCGGGTCGTGGGCAACAATGCCGGGTATACGGGAGTCCAGATGGAGAAATTCGCCCAGGGCCTGGAAAAATCCGGGATATCCATGTCCGAATCCCGTCAAACTCTTATCCGTATGACCCAGGCGCAACTTGACCTGACCAAGGCGTCACAGCTGGCGCGTGTCGCGCAGGATGCGGCGGTCATCGGCAATATCAATTCCTCCGAAGCCTTCCAGCGGATGGTGTACGGCATTCAGTCGGCGCAGGTGGAAGTGCTGCGGACCATTGGTATCAATGTCAACTTTGAGAAGAGTTACCAGGACGTAGCGAAAGCGACCGGGCGGGCCGTGACATCGTTTACCGAAGCCGAGAAAGCGCAAATCCGCATGAATGCGGCGATGGAAGCGGGGAAGACAATTGCCGGGTCCTATGAGGCGGCAATGGATACCGCCGGGAAACAGATGCTGTCCCTGTCACGGCACCTCGAAAACCTGAAGGTGCTCTTCGGGGCAGCATTCACACCGGCTCTGGCCGAGACCATCGAGACGATTACCGGCGCCCTTGTCGGCCTGAACGGAGAATTGAGCGGACCAGGCAAAGAGGCCATCGCCGACTGGGGGACAAAGTTCCGTATCATGCTGATCGACATCGAGGCGGAGATGATGCGCATGGCCATGTTGATCGACAAGGTCGGCGGGACAATGACATCGGCGCAGATGCTACTTTACGGTCCCGGCGCCGCCCTGGGCGTCGAAAGCAGCAAGAAGCGATTTGAGGCGGCGGCGGATGCCAACATGGAATATGAGCGCCGTTACAAGGAAACGGAACAATCCCTTGAAGCCCTCGCCCTGAAACAGATCAAACTTGAAGAGTCCATGACGGCCAGCGGAAAGGCAGCCGCGCAGGCAGCCCAGGAGGCAGCGGAAAAGAAAATATTGGCGTTGCGCAAGGGGGCGGAGGAGACGGCGAAAAACGAGGAGGAAGACAAGAAAGCCGCCGCTGCGGCCGCCCGCCTGATGGAACAATGGAAGGACACGGCGCGGACTCTGCAAGCCAACATTGAAATGTCCGGCCTCGATGATCTCAGGCAGGCCCTGATTAAAAACCAACTGGAGGCTGATAAGCTGAAAGATAAGTTTTCCGGATTGACGGGCCAGATAAAGACAGATGCCTTCTCCTTGATAGATGAGGCCCGGTTGAAAAAAGACAATGAAGCCGTAGCAAAGGCGACAGAGGTAAACCGTAAATTGGCCGTTGAGGGCGAAAAAGCGAAAAGGGACGAAATCATCAAGACCCAGGCGGAAGCGAAAAAAGCCGCCGCCGACCGCCTCAGTGCCGAGCGCAATATCTACGAGGATCTGCGGGGGTACGCCGGGAGCTACTACGCCGTCACAGTGCAGATGATCCAGGACCAGGCGGAGAAATATAGAAAACTCGGGGTCGATCAGGCTGCCGTCGCCGCCTGGGTGGCGGAAGAGACGCGCAAGGCCGAGATCCGCAAGCTCCAATACAGCGACAACTTCTTTGACGGCGTCAAGGCCGGATTAATGCAGATGGAGCACGACGCCATGACGGCGGCGCAGGCCGGGGAGGCTATATTCAAGGGATTTGCCGAGAACTCGAAGAGCACCGTTTCCGATATCCTCTTTGACGGCATTAAGGGAGACCTGAAGGATTTCGGGGATTATTTCGAATCCTTCTTCGATTCGCTGCTACGGAAATTCACCGACATCATTGCCCAGATGTACACGGAATGGGCCTTTCTGCAGAGCGGTCTCAAAAACCTGTCATTGACCGGGACTGCGACAACATCCCTGACGACGGCAACGGGGGCGATGATACCCATATCCAGCCTGATGTCGGGAACGAC